GAGATATAATCTCGCAGAATATGCAAAGGCAACTAACGGAAAAACAATCCCAGGTTTTCAGCTTCGATATATTTACTTCATTGATAAATCGTTTGAATCAAAACTTGTGGGTTCAAAACTTTCATTCAGCGAGATTGAACGACTAGGGGCAGGGATGTATAAAGGGAAACCTCGCGTTGCAAGTGCTGACAGCGGCACGTCAACCTTCCAGGTTGAAGGGGGGGGTGCAATTCCCACCGCAACGCTTTGATAAGAGACACTCGAATGATGGAACGAGCGATGGTTGAAAGATGGCCGATGAGCGAGGCAGTAAGGAATGCTGTTGTCAGCGAACTCAGTCGAATACTGATTGATTCAAACGCTTCTAAACGGGAAAAAACATCTGCCGCTCGCGCATTGATTGCTGCTGATGCGCAAAACATTGAGCAAGAAAAAATGAGCAAAACCGAAGAATATGAATACCGAGCCAAACTGGTTGAACTCGTTAAGCATATCCCAGTTGGAGACGTTGCTAGGATTGCAGCGGAAAGAGGAATCAACATCGAAGGAGAAGTTCGACAAGACGGAATATCAACGACAGTTGATGGCGAAGCGCAGAAGCGCACAACGTGACATAATCATTCCAATTCCATTTGATGTTGAACGAAGAATTGATTCACTACGTGATCCGATAAAATTCCTGCAAACATATTTCAACGACATATTCTGCGAGGACTTTACGCAGGATCGGCTCGACATTGTAAACAGCATAGTTGCAGCGGCACTCTACGGAGGTGACCAAGCGATAGCCGGACCTAGAGGAGAAGGTAAAACGAAGCTCGCTATATTCACCGCGCTCTATTTAATGTTCTCCAGCAAATCCGTATTTCCATGCGTAATCGGTAAGTCCCAAACGAAAGCCCAAAGCGAATTGAAGATTGTTCGCGAGGTATTACAACAAAACGAAACGCTAGCTGCCGACTTTCCGGAGGTATGCGTTCCATACAATTTGATCGGAGGTTGGTCATCGCGAGCGAGATTGCAGACGGTTGGAGGTCAATTGACGAACGCTGAACTATCCTCGGACCATCTAATCTTCCCAACGATCGAACGCGATTCGTTACCTAGCAATTGGCCTAACGATGTTGAACCAGTTTCATGCGGTCAGACAATCGCGAGCATTGGCATTGATGGACCTATACGGGGATTGAGTTTTAGGAACCAGAGACCAACGATTGCGATCATCGACGACATCGAAGACAGGGAGTCTGCATCGTCAAAAACGTTGATCGAGAAGAATATCGAAATCATTGAAAAGGATATTGCTGGGTTGGGGGCATCGGCGCGACGAGTATCGCGAGTGTTTCTATGTACGATTCAAAATCGTAGTTGCGTTGCATATACGTACACAGATCCAATTGCGAAACCAAGTTGGCGAGGTCGCAGGTATCGGAAGATGATCCGACCGCCGGATAGAATCGATCTGGTAGAGGAGTACATTCGTTTAAGAAAGATGCGAACTGCAGAAGATCCAGATGCTCGCATTGCATTTAGATATTGGAAGGAAAATAAACAACAGCTCGAAGATGGTTGCATTGTTAGCAACGTTGCTAGTTTTGATACTAGGCTTCATGCCGATGGAGAACAATTGGAAGTATCGGCAATTCAAGCGTACTACAATCGCGTCGCCGATGTTGGTGAAATAGCAGTAGCAACGGAAATTGATAACGATCCGCCAGAGGAAGCTGGTCCAATGGGAATTGGTATTGATGCTCCGCTCGTTGAATCGAGGGTCAATGGATTGCCGCAACGACGGATTCCAGTTGATACGAAATTCATTACCTTGGGAATCGACCTGGGAAAGTATCGATGCTATTGGGTTGCGGTCGCATGGCAGGACCATGCTCGCGGTTATGTTGTTGATTATGGAGTTGGTGAGGTTACCGGAACAGAACGAGCGACATCCAACGAGGCGGCGCATCCGATGATATATAAAGCGTTGCTAAACCTTCGTGAGGATTTCAATTCAACTCCGTTCATTGATCCAACTGGAGAAGCAAAGCAAATCGACTTAGCGTTTGTCGATTCAGGTACATTCACCGATGTTGCGTATGAATTTTGCAAGGAAGTTCGACTACCATACTTGCCATGCAAGGGATTGTTTCCATATCGAGAAGGACGAAAACCATCGAACGATTTAAGAATCGGCGAGCATTTGCACGCTGCGAGAATGCACGCCAGCAGCGTTTGGCTTTATGAGTTGGATACGCATTATTGGAAATCATTCGTTCATGAATGCTTCCTCACTCCGACATTCGACGTAGAGGGGAAAATAAATCGCGGTTCGTTGTCGTTATATGCGCCAGATGGTAGTCATCGGCATACATCATTTGCCCAGCATATTGTTTCCGAAGAGTTGGTAAATGAGTTTACGAACGGTCGAGGTGATCGCAATTTCTGGGTTCGTCGAAACCGGAACAATCACTGGTTCGATGCCATGTACATGGCTTCCGCTGCTGGTGGCGCGTTGGGTGTTAAACTAATTTCTGGACTTGCTGAAACCCAGCAAGCAAATCGAAACAATGGGAGGACGGAAAATGAGCAAGGACAAGAGCAGCAAGGATATTCAAAACAACGACAACGATTCATCCAGCGACCCGGTGGATGGGTTCCGCGCAGACGTTAAACCAGTTATTCAACCAAACAAATCGAAGGCGGCAATTAGACCTCGCCAACGCAAGGAGCCTGGACCATGTCCACGATGCGGAGGTACGCTTCCACCAGGAATCAGTTATTCATACGTTGTAGGCAAGTACAAAGAAAAACGATACGTTCTCTGCAAGCGATGCGGAAAGAAGTGGGTTGAATGGTGGTAGTTAAACGTGGGTAGAAAACACACTACCAAACATGAAGGTATGCATTAAAGTTGATGCATGGCATTAACACCACAACAAGAAATAGAATTGATCGATACCGCAATTACCGAGCTAATGGCTGGCAACGCGCAGTCGTATTCTATCGGCTCGCGAAGTGTGACCAAATTAAATCTCAGCGATTTGTACGAACGCAAAACATATCTCGAACGTTTGATTGACCGGCAGAACGGAAATGGCGTGCGTATCGGCAACATCTTTAGGAGTCGATGAATGATTGGTGAGTGGATCGATCAATTCATCGGCGTATTCAGTCCTCATGCTGGATTACGACGAAGACAAGCAAGGCGAGTCATGCGTTCTTATGATGGTGCGGAACCGAGCCGAACGAGCGCGGAAAAGCATCCGAATAACGCTTCAGCCGACCGCGAGTTATATGGACCATGGGGAGCCGACCGACTGCGAGCATGGGCTAGAAAATTAGTACGAGATAACGCTTGGGCCTGGGGCGTTGTCGATACGATTGCTTCATCGGTAATAGGGAACGGAATCAATTGCCAAAGCGTAGTTGAAACAATCGAAGGTCAGGACGTTGAGGACATCAACGATAGACGCGACAAGATCTGGTCGCAATGGTGCGAAGTTGCAGACATAAACGGACAGATGACGTTTGACGAAATCCAATTGCTATGCATGCGCGAAATGGTTGAAGCTGGAGAAGTATTGATTCGCAAAATACGAACACTCGATACCGAGCATAAAGGAATATCCAGACCAGTCGCGTTTGCATTGGAATTGATTGAGGCGGATAGGCTTGCTAGTGACAGAGACGCGCTAATTGTTCGCGCTGAGGTTAATGAAAATCATCGGATTGTTCGCGGTGTCGAGGTCGACGAGAAGGGACGAACGATCGCGTACTGGATTCTCCCGCAGCATCCAAACGATGTTGCTAATATCCAGCGACGACCAGAACGAGTGCTGGCATGCGATATCCTTCATTTATTCCGACAGGATCGAGTCGGACAACATCGAGGCGTTACATGGTTCGCGCCGGTGGTTTCCTGGATACGCGATCTTGCGACCTACGTAGAAAACGAATTGCAATCGTCGGCTATTGCAGCATGTTTTTCTGTAGCGGTCAAAACCGAAACGCCAATTGCTCCGCTAGTCAATCCGAATGCATCATCGACCGATTCGTCGGGAAATAAATACGATCATCTAGTACCAGGAACTGTATGGTATTTGAATCCCAACGAATCGATTGACGTTGCAAACCCAGGACGACCAAACTCCGCTGCGGAACCTTGGATAAATTTAATGCTGCGAGGGATTGCGGTCGGAACCGGATTGTCGTTCGAAGTTGTTTCGCGCAACTATAGTGGTGTTAGTTATTCATCGGCCAGAACGTCGATGATCGAGGACCGACGAAGATTCCGTATTTGGCAGGCATATATCATTCGAAACCTTTGCCAGCCGACGTGGGACTCGTTCTGCGATGCGGCAGCATTGAACGACGACTTAAACGGCACCTTCCCGACATCGACCGAGCTTTTAGCCGATAGGCGAGGTGCGACGCCGGTTGAGTGGCAACCTCCGGAATGGGAATGGGTTGACCCAACCGTTGAACAATCGTCTAGCCAAGCGGCAATCGATTCATTCATGAGCGACTACCGAACGGAATTGGGCTCGCGTGGCAAATCCTATCGAAGCGTGTTCTATCAACGCGCTAAAGAAGAAGCGTTACGGCAGAAACTTGGGTTGTTGACCGCCGGCGAAAAACAACAGGCCGCGATGGTTGCGCAAACCCAGGGGACCGGAGACGATGGAATGCCATCCCAAACCGCCAAAAATGGCCCTGACGCGAGTTCGGGATCGCTGGGCGATCAAAATCCCCCAGCAGCGGGAACAGGCGAAATGGCGAACGCTAGCCGAGCCCAATGGAATAGGAACCTCAAGGCTATCGATGACGTTCTGGAAAAATTGATGTCAAACGAAATTAGCATCGTGAAGGCCAAGGCGTTGTTGAGCGTTGTCGGATTGAGTGAGCAGACTATTAATTCCCTGCTAGATGACGTTAAGCCCGTCGATGTTTCAACTGACATGGAAGGGGATCGTCATGCGAGTGACTATGAAAATGCCGTCTAACGAATTGCCGAAGGTTTCACGCATGGCGGAAGGCATCAAAACCAAGCGTGGTCGCGTTGTTATTGCAACCGATACGCCAGTTATTGAAATGGATGAGCAGGGAAAGTTATTTCGCGAAGTCCTGTTAATGGACGGCGCGCAATTTCGAGGCGAGAAAAAACAAATACCGATTGTCGATTCGCACGATGACTCGACAGTTGCAAACGTGCTTGGGAGCGTTCGCAATATCCAGGTTGATCCTTCAACCGGAGAAATGTATGGAGACTACAGTTTTGCTGCAAACGACGACGCGCAAAAGGTCGCTGGGTTAATTGAGGACGGACACGTTACCGACTTTTCAATAACTGCATTGAAACTCGATGGCTTTTATGTTCCAGATGGAAAAACATATACAACGCCTAGGGGTGTTGTGATAGAAGGACCGGCACAAATTATAACATCATGGGAGCCGCATAACGCTTCCGTTTGTGCGACTGGTAAGGATGTCAATGCTACGGTGCGACGCGCCAGATTGTTTAATCAACGAAGGGAAAGAATGATGAACGAAGAATTGTTGAATCAACTGATTGCGCTAGGACTACCAAGCGACATCACCGACCCGCAAGAAATTATGGTTTGGCTGATGAGCAAGCTTGCGAATCTGGAAGTCGCTGAGCCTGCAACGGACGACACTCCAGCCGCACCTGTCGCTGCACCAGCCGATACGGCTGTTGATTCGTCAATGGGCCAAGACGCGCAACGCGCCGACGGTGATCCTCAACCGCAACAGGATCAACAAGAGATGGTTGCAAAAGCCGTTGCTCGCGCATTGAAAGCAGACCAAGCAAGACGCAAGGCAATTATCGACGATTGCACGTTGATGAAAGTCGAACGCAAGTTCGCAGAACAATTGATTGAGCGAGGTATTTCCGTTTCGGATGCTCGCAAGATGATCATGCAGAAATCCGTTAGCCAGGAAATGGGAACAACCGTGAAAACCGATGTTCGTTTTGTTGAATCGGAGGACGACAAAGTTACCTCGATGCTCGGCAGTGTCCTCGCTAGGAAATGCCTACGAGCGCAACGCCACATCGGAAGAGCCAACGCGATCAAGACCGAGGCCGAATACGAACATTGGGGAATGAGCGACATCGCAACAGAGTTCGTTTCTCGAATGGGTTTCCCTGTTCGCAAGATGGCGAAGATGGAAATCGCTCGCGCTGCTGCTGGGCGCGATGCAGTGTTTCATCGATACCGAGTCAACCGAGCCGATGCATACCATACGATCGGTTCGTTCTCGGCGTTGATGCTTGACGCGCAAAACAAAACCTTGCTCGCCGCATACGAGGAGGCACCTGTCACGTATCAAATGTGGGCGCGACAGGCCGAAAGCGTCAAGGATTTCAAGTTGATCCATCGAACGCGAATGAGCGAGTCGCCAGACCTTGATGCGATTCCCGAAACCTTCCCGTATACCGAAGGACCGATCACCGACTTCCGCGAGTCGTATTCCGTTCAAAAGTACGGCAAACTGTTTTCGGTTTCGCTCGAAGCGATCATCAACGATGACCTCGATGCGTTCTCCCGATTGCCACAACTTCACGGGCAAGCGGCGCGACGACTTCAAAACAAGAAGGTCTATGAAATCCTCACTAGCAACCCAGTGATGAGCGACACCTATAACCTTTTCAGTGCATCGCACGTTTCGGGTTCTAATCAATCCGGTTCATCTGGTGCGGTTTCTGTAGCGAACGTCAACGCAGCGTTTGTTGCAATGATGACGCAGAGAGGACCGAACGGACAGATCCTAGGATATCAACCACGATACTTGATCGTTCCTGTTGCGTTGTCTGGTCAGGCGTTGCAATTGATTCAATCGACTGCAGACCCGCTTGCTGGTGGTTCGGCTTCAACTGGTAACGCGAATAGCGCAAACATTTATGGACCAGGAAGCGTTCGACCAATTAGCGTTGTTGTCGAACCGTTGCTCGATGCCGCATCAACAACCGCTTGGTATATGTTTGCGGATTCTGGTCAACTAGATACCTGCGAAATCGCGTTCCTTCAAGGCGAAGAATCGCCGGTTATGGACTCGATCGAGGAGTTCGATACCGACACTTGGAAGTACAAAGTTCGTCAGACGTTTGGCGTGAAAGCCATCGATTGGCGCGGTGCGTATAGAAACTCGTAATACCTTGCGGGTTTGATTCATTCGAGAACATTTCACCATAACAACGATAGAGAGAAAAAAACATGGAACGACATTTACGAAACCCTTGGCCATATTATGACGAATTTAACGGGGGAGCCATCCCGACGACTTCTGCTGTTGTCGGTTACCCTTGGGTTCTTCGCGACAGTTCGCCAGCAGGTGCGCCGACAATTGCGTTCGGAACTCCGACAGCAACCGGTTTAACAATCGGAGAACTGAGCTTTGCGATGTCATCGACATCGGAAGCAACAGTTCTCGGACTCGACTTTAACGATGTTCGGTCTTGGCAAATTGATCGCTTGCAACAAGTTGAATTCGGGTTGCGAGTCAGTCAAACCAATAACGCAACGACCCGTTTGGCGTTCGGTGTTGGTGCTGCATACAACGCTGACCCGCAAGCACAGACGGCGCATTGCCAGTTTCGATTGACAGGGAATAACGTTGTTCGAATTGCTGGACGCGATTCTGCTAATAACGTTGAGCAAACAACGACGACGACATTGGTTGCCAATACCAACTACCAATTCGTAATTGATTTCGGTCGCGGGAAAAGCAACATCCAATTCTTTGTTGGTACGTATGGTGGACCTCGTAACCTAGTCAGTACTGCGACTCCTATCAGCGTCATCAACTCCACCGATGCCTTGCAACCGTTTATCCTGATGACGAAAGCATCTGGAACACAAACCGATGCATTCGTTCTCGACTACGTGAAGGCCGAGTTCAAGCGGTAATGAGCCTCAAGGACACGATTAAAGCTGACGGGCAAAAGTTTGTCAGCGTTAACGATTTCGCTGAGCCCGTTGCGTATTACAAACGCAACGGGCTTAGTCGTTCCATCGTTGCGCATGTTGAACGCCAAGCGTTCGCAATAGTCGGGGAGGATGGAGACAACGTTATTCCTATTTTCGAGGTTCACGTACACAACAATTCAACAACCGGAATTGCATCAAGCGAATTGAATCGCGGAGGTGATTCGCTAGAATTTCCGGTGGTAGTTGGAGGAACGGCAACTCGCCGGACTATTATGAAGCTATTGAGTCACGATGAAGGAATGCTGGTTCTGGAATGCCGCTAACAATCCTCGAACGAATCGCTGATGTTGTGCAAAGCAGATTGCAGAATCTAGTAGGCAATCCGTTTTATGGTTCGCTCGTTCTTGAAGTTATTCGCCCTCTGCGACTTGATCAATACAGTCCAAAGGATGGTCAACTTGTTTTAACGTTCGGTCCTTCAAATCGGAATGAAGACCTTGATGTTGCAGGAAACCCGATTGGAATTGCATACGAACAGCAATTCAATATCCATTGCCATATCCTGAATGATGAAACGTCAGACGTGGGAATCGACGAAATTGCCGACACCTATAGGTCAGTGATCATCAAAGCTATTGCATTGACTAGCGACTGGTACAGCATGAATGGTTTAGCAATGTTTTCTATGTTCGCGAATCATGAACCAATACCAGCAGATGGCGGAATGGACGGATTCAATTTGCCATTGTTAGTTACCTATCGAGTGTCCGAACGCGATCCATACATATCGAGGCTATAAATGATTACGATGAGCGGAGCGTTCAAACAATCGGACATCGACAAGCTTGAAAAGCTATTCGATGGCAATGCCAAGAAAGCTCGTCAACAAATACATATAGCTGTGAAGAAAACCGCTGCATCAACGAAAAGTAAAATAGCTCGAGAAATCAAAAAGCGATCCGGATTAAAGGCCGTTGTTATCAAGAAGTTCATTCGCGTAAAGGTTCCGAATCGCGACGAGCCAAGGGCAGTTATCATTGTTCGCGATTCAGCCGTATGGTTGTCGCTGCGTCATTATTCTCCTCGCCAAGTTGGCGATGGCACCAAAGCTAAAATTGATCCGCAAAACGGACAATCATTGATTCAAGGCGCATTCATGGGCCCAACTCCGGGAGTTGTTTCGATAAAACTTCGCGGCAATGTTTTCAAGCGAACAGGATCGAAACGTAAACCGATTGAGTTATTGCGCGCACCAGATCCGGTGGACGTATTCAACGCCAACGGCATGGAGCCTTCAGTTGTCGCGTACTCAAAGGACGAACTCAAAAAAAACATTGAGCGACGCATTCAATTCCTTACAACCAAACAACAGGGACTAATCAAATGACATTGTTGAAGCAAAAGGCCGTTCTCGCAGCAAAGATTGAAACCACTATCGGAACCGCTGAAACATTAGCTGCAGCTGATGGAGCGATGAATTGCTACGATGTTAATTTCACCCATGAAATCGCGAAGACTCCGCGCGAGGGTCAAGGTGGTTTATGGAATCTAGCGAGTGCAACGGAGGCGCATCGAGGGAAGGTGACGTTCACCACAGATATGCCATGGGACGGAACCGCAACCGAACCGTTCTGGGCCGATACGTTGTTTCCAGCATGTGGATACGTCAAGAACGTCAATACATACACTCCTCGCAGCGAAGCACCTGGGAGCAATGTTAAAACGTTGACACTAGCGTTGTACGTTGACGGAGTGCGGCGAACGCTTCGTGGAGCATGTGGAACGTTTCAGATGGTCGCGGAGGCTGGAAAGCGTGTTCAAATCAATTGGGATTTTACAGGCGTTTGGGTGGCTCCCACTGACGTTGCGTTAATCACCCCGACATATCCTACGGATGTTCTGGTTCGTTACGGAGACGGTGTTACAACGTGGTCGGGAACAAGTTTGTTTGCAAAGCAAATTACCTTCGACGCCGGCAATACGATTTACCTACGCGAGGGCTCCGGCGCAAGTAATCCGAGCGGTTACATTGCGGCATGCATCACCGGGAGAAAGCCAGTCGTAACTATTGATCCGGAAGCGAAACTGGTTGCGACCCAGGATCGCTACGGACAGTTCTTGGCTAGTACGACTGGCGCGCTTGTATTCGAAGTTAAAGGAACAGGAACGTCGAAGATCGTGTTCACTGCTCCGAGCGCATCTATGGAAAACATTCAACCGGCTGACCGTGAGAAACTTGTTGTTGATACAATCGATTTCCTATGCGGTTACAATGGGACCGCAGACCAAGATATGCAAATTGTCTTCACTCCATAATTGAAGGTAAATGATGATTGACTCGCAAACAGTTAGCGTTGGTGGTTTCGATTTCCGTTTTATGCGACCGTCCTTCGGACAACGTTTGAAAATGATCCGTATCATCGAAACGGCTCAATCGGGAAAAGCAAACGCAGATGTTGTTGAAACGATGGTTAATCTTGTCAATGGATTGAAAGAGCCAAACGAGAAACAAGATTGGACCGAGCTATTGAGTTGGGATCAAGGAATGGAACTACTCATGGCTGTTGCGTCAATTGGAAGGGCGAGCGAGGACGAACGAAAAAACTAAGAATCGCCGCGCTTGTAAGTTGCGGCGAATTGTGTTCCGGTTGCAAACATTTCTGCAACAATACTTACACTGAATCAAATCCATTTTGTATTGAATGCATCAGTTGCGGAGGAAATCGAGTTGATGCAACGAATAACGAATGCAAAACATGCAACGGCAGGGGTCATTTGGAGTATTCGAAATGTCCTCGGTCAATTGTTGGTTCGTACATGGCATCCTGCGTAAATATGTTTAGCTTCGCATCGCAGGGGCATTTACCGAATGCGGGAGGATTGATCGATCAAGACGCATGGTTCATCGATGCTTGGGCGTACTATCAATCGGATGTAAACGAAATCGAACGCGAGCAACGCAAGAGGAGACAAAATGGCTGACGTTAAAATTACAATCGGCGCGAAGGACCAAGCAACAAAGGTTCTTCAGGATGTCGGCAAGAACGTGCAGCAGATGGCGGAGAAAACACAGAGCGCGTTCCGCAACATTATGTCGGTCGCTGGTCCGTTTCTCGCGGTATTCGCAGCGATCAAGGTTGGCTTGGATGTTAAACAGGGAATCCAGGAATCGATAAATGCGTTCAATGAAGAAGATAAGGTTGTTCGACAATTAACCGCTTCGCTAAAGATGCAAGGCTATGCATCCGAATCAGTGTCGCAGGCAATGATTCAAATGGCCGACAACGCTGAAGATCTATACGGCGTGAGCGACAAGGTTACGAAGGGTTTAATGGCTCAGGCCTCGCAAATGGGCGTTGGTGCGCATCAAATGGAATCGGTTATGGAAATGGCAATCGGCCTTTCCAAAGCGACAGGGACCGATCTCAATTCGGCTTTGAAATCGACAACCGAATTGATGATGGGAAACGTTGAGGCGATGTCGGGAATGATTCCCTCGCTGAAGATGACCGGAAACTACTATCAACAACTGGCTATTGTTCAACGCACTGCAGAAGCGGGATTAGTGACCGCACAAGAGGAAGCAGACGGATTGGCTTTTGCCTATGATCGAATGGCACTAGCATCGGATGACTTTGCTGAAATGCTTGGCAGCGTTCTAGCACCGATTCAGCAACTCGCCTACGAGGGCATGGCAATACTTGTCGAGGCATTAAATGCTGCGTTCGGACCAGCATTAAAAAACGCCAGCGATGGGTTTGAGTCATTTCGAGACGGTGTTGGTTCTGCTGCAACATGGCTGGCAACCGCCTTCATTAAAGCGGTAACGATGATCGAAACGCTGTGGAACAATCTCCCAACCGTGTTTGAAATCGCGGGCGCAGGAATGTTGCTATCGTTGGAGGGAATGCGAGCAGATATTGAGCATTTATTTACCGTTGTTATTCCAGCGTATGCGGTTTGGCTATACGACAACTGGACGAACATCCTTACAGATATGGCGAACGCAACGGTTTCCATATTTAAGAACCTGTTTAACAATATCCAGGCATTCTTTACGGGTGGCGAGATGGTCAGTCTGCTCGATGGATTTGAGGCGAAAACATCGGCGCTGCCAGTTATTGCAGCAAGACAGGCAACGGCACTCGAACAAGAACTCACCGGTTTTATTGATGAGTCCGTAAATAGAATCGCAAACGAGTATCAAACAAAAGTTGAAAGCCGAGTTAATGCAGTGCAGGAATCGTTCCAGCGAAAGGAACAAAAAAACAACGGCTCGCAAATTGACATGAGCAAGCTACGAGGACTGGGCGGATTCATGAACAAGGTTGGAACCGATACGCCAGCAAATCAAGCCGTTGAGTCGCGTATCCTCAGCCGTGGAAGCGTCCAAAACCAGCAACAACAAATGGCACAGCTTCTTCAACAGATCGCACAGAACACTCAAGCAACAACGAACGAAGTGCGGCAAGTGAATGAACGCGAACGATACAAACCACAGGCAAGTCAGCAATCGAGGACAGCCGAAATGACGTTCATCGTTCCAGGTGGAGGAAATTAAATGCCAGTAGTAAGCGTCGATGAAATGTGGTCACGAACGAATAGCGAAGCAGCATTCACTGAAAACTTTCGCAACTTCAATGTTTCATTCCAAAAGGGTTATCAAATACTAACAACGCCAAACGTTGACCCTTTAGAAGTTTATCAAGCACCTGGGATACCTGCGGCTGGTTCGTCGTTCTCCGCGCAATTTCCGTTCGTATGGTGCAAACGTGCATCGTTGGTTCAATCGAGCCCGATATTGTGGTTCGTCACGGTGTATTACGAAGGAACAGTTGGCGACAATTTCAATTCACCATTGCTGGACCCCCCTGATATCGACTGGGATGACGTATCGACCGAGGAGGAAATCGACACGGACTTTGACGGGAAACCGATTGTTACGGTTAACAATGAACCTATCGAGGGAGTTCGCGCAGAGTTTCCAGATCAGACGTTAACTATTCGTCGAAACCTTGCAACGTTCAGTCCGTACCTTCAAGCTAGATATCGTCGTTCGGTTAATAGCGATACATTCCAAGGATGGCCTCCAGGAACTGGAAGGCTGGTTAAGTATTCAGCGAAGCGTGTTCGCGATGCAATGAATGGCTATTGGGTAGTAAATGCTACAATTCAATTTCGCTTTCCATTTCGCGTTCCGCCAGCTCAAGCGTGGTACGCTCGCGTGAGACACGAGGGCTATTACGTTCGGGAAGGTGATTACATTTGGCGCGCATGCGATCAGCGAGGCGAGCCGGTTACAAACAAGGTATTGTTAAAACAGGATGGAACTCGCGAGTTCAATGCAAACAATGCCTATTGGCAAACCTTCAAACGATACGAACCATTACCATATTCAGCCTTGGGTTTAATTTAGGAGCAACAAACGTGGAAACTATATTCGGCGCGAACATTCAACTACCAGTCGGTTCCTTGAGTGACCAAGCTATTGCATCAACAGCGGCAATCGATCCGACGAAGATGGCGCAACGCCCATTGCAACGGTTTAGCGTTCAGTGGACTCATTTTCGTATATGGGATTCATTGAATACAAACCCAGTTGGTGCGGCTGCAACGGACGACCTAGCGTTAATAACAGGAACGTGGGCTTCTGCCGCCACGACAATCAATTCAGGCGATTGCAAAGCGGCAACAACTACTCGCCGAATTGGTTTCTTTATTTCGATACCGGACAACTACCAGGACGGAGAAACGGTTACGCTCCGTATTCGCGCCGGAATGGCAACGACTGTTGCATCGACATCGTGTTTTATTGATGCGGAGGCTTATACAAGAACCGGTGTCGCTGCTGGCCTCACTGCGGATTTGGTAACAACGGCGCAACAATCGATGAATGCGTTAACGGCAGGTGATTACGATTTCCAATTGAATCCTACGTCGCTTGATCCAGGAATGTTGCTTGAATTCCGGTTGTCAGTTCTTTGCACAGACGTTGCAACCGCTACTGCGGTAATACCAACTATCTACGCTGTTGATTTGTACGTAGATACGAGAGGTTAATTTATGAATGGCGATATAAAAGTTGCTGCATTCAATCCGGCGGAGGGAAGACGCATTTGGGATGCAACTAAATACGTTGAATCGATGCGCGGTCAGCGTGTTGACGCTGACAGTCCACCACAAAGCACTCATTCGTCGCCAGTTTATTTTAAGAATGTAAGCGGTGTAGTTATTCCTGCATGGGGCTGTATTCAACCTGTGGGGATAACGATGCAATCCGATGTTCCGTATATTAATGCTGCAAGACCGATTGATTATACAAAGGGTCCAAGCACGTTCCTATTCAACTATGGAACCGAGGTGGCAGTCGATGGCTTCGGATTCGCTCAACAAGGGACAGTATTTAGAACAATCTCGGACGGTTCAACTCTTGAAGTAGGAACGCGAGTAGGTCCAAAGGTTTCAACATTTACGCTAAGCAAAGGTTGTTTGTTTACGTACCTCGGACCAGACCCGATTTTAACTAACGGGATTCGAGTAGTTCGTTGCGATACTCCTTTGTTAGCAACCGCCGGTTCGTTAGGAATTGCTGGCAATAGCAGTGGAACTGTAACGCATCGAATACCGGCAGCGGGCAATTGGGGCGCGGGAACCGTCACATATACGGCATGGGCTCCGACTTCAACTCCGATAACCGCAAATGCAATAGTGTTGTTATTTCCAGTCGATACAAAATGGGTTGCTGTGGAGATATGTTAAATGGGATGCTTTGGATCTTGTAATTGTTTGCCGTGTTGCATGGATGCGGCAGAACTCGCAGAAATTGCAAGCAGCGTTACCATCGTTAAAGAATCGGAAACCGATACCGTTTCGTTTGTTGCGAATGGATGTTGTCATACGGCAACGGCAACCGACGAAACCATCTACTATACTTGCCAAACGTTATTAGCAGCGGAAGCATATATAAACGAAAGCGTTCAGGTGACTTCAAAAATGATCAAGAGCAAGAAGTATGTTCTTGATCCACCTGGAACCTGGGTTCAGAACGAAGTATTTTGCACGTTCAATTACGACGAACCAGATCCACCAGCGAGTGCGGAGGATTATTGCGACGATGTTTATACATGCGGAACCGTAAATAGGTCCGTTGAATTGATAACCCAATTATGGCTAGCGGTTCGTTGGGCATATGGAGAAACAAAGGTTTCGATTTACAAAGTCAACGCAACCTGCGAATACGGAGGCCCAATTCAATGCAAGTATATTGTTGAATGCGCAGTGGAAGTACGAGCGGCTCACGGTGCAGGTTATTGGTCATCGTTTACTAAGACCGCAGCGATGAGCGCAAAAAATACATGCTGCGAAGAAGGAATCATTGGATACGATTTTTCAGTGCCTGCTGTTCCAGTCCCGATTGCAAACCCTTCATGCTATACCGAAAAGCCGGCCCACGATCCACCATTTAATTGTCCAGCCGATGTTGAGTTTGGTGCTGAGATTTCTTATTGGTTGCAGCGGTATCGCGTTTATGACGCGCCGGAAGATATTCCGTCAAGCATTACGTTCACAGATGCTGACATCAACCAATGCAATTTTCAAACGTGTTTGGATGGAATCGATTCACTATGTTTCTATCCAATTGATTCATACATCGAAGCGGTAACAGGTGGAACAATACGAAGCATTGGATATTTAGTGAACTGTCAGTTTTGCTTCAACATTGGAATTCCTTGCAATGTATGCGCAAAGTTTAGCGATGGCTATCCGTGTTCCTGCGAAGACCGAGAAACCGGAAGGACTCATTCCGAAAGCAGAATTACGGACGATGGAGACACCGCGATATTCGATACATTTAACATCGTTCAAAATGCATTTATGGTAAGCACAACCGTTTGCCATAATTTATATTACAAGAACTACGCTCCTGGTCGCTGGCCGCAGGATTGTGCGCAATGCAATAGTTCACCCTTTCCTGAAGAGAACACGCCAATGTATCCAGGACCACCGGAGGACGAGCAGAACGACTGCAACTGGTGGGATTGTATGGACTGCTATTTTGTAGGCAGCGATCCGGTTGTTCCTGTATATCAAATGAAAGCGGCAACTGTCGATTCCTATTCGTTCACGCAAACGTTTACAAAGTCGCCGGAGCCGACCGATGAAATATGCATACCGTTTCCGACCGTAGTCGTAACCCTTAACCCATAATCATATCCATGCGAGTTGGTGTTAGTTTTAATCGATCACAACCGTTAGTTGACGAACGCAATACGGTTATTCAACCGCAGCATCAGAATCGAGCGTTCGCCTGGTTTGCTCGGAATCCCTGGTTCCATTTGCATCGCTATCGTGGACACGATCCGGAATGGTTAGAACTCTGGGAGCGAAGCATTCCAAGATATTGCCGATGCGAGGAGGGCTACCGCGAGATAAAGGAACGTATGCCTCCGAGCTTTGAAAGTCCAGAATCGTTTTTTAATTGGACCGTTGATCTGCATAACGAAGTAAACAAGAAACTCGACAACGAGCGCAAACGATATCCGCAAATTGAAATGAACGAGGCGTTGCGGTTATGGCGTTCCGAGTTTGCACTATGGCAACCGATTCAATTTGGTGGACTCGAATGCTGGTCAATATCGATGGCGAAACGGATGCAATCATTCGGAACTATTGTTCATGGAAGCATCGGAGACGAGTCCATATCTGAAACGTTGTTGGGCATGTCGCCTCGAACTCGATTGCTTGACGCTGCAAAACATGGCGTACCGATCGTCCTAAGTTGCGTTCCAAAAGCAGCACCAATACTTGATTCCGATTTAATCCTGCTCGCCCATGGATATTGCGACTGGACGAGAGATTGGGTTATGAGTTCTCATGGTGTTTGTCGTCGCTTGGTTGGTGTCTCGAAGATTGTTTCTAAGCATATTAGCGAATGGACTGGTCGCGATTGCGAAACAATCGAGAACGGAATCGAAACCGAACGACTCATTCCGACAATAAGCCGCGAGGAGATGCGTCTACGTTGCGAGATTCCCCACGATGCCTTTGTCGTTGGCTACACTGGTCGCATTGCTACCGAGAAGCGTTGCGATCTACTAGTTCAATCAATAGCGAGGATTGACGGAGCATATCTGGTTCTCTGCGGTTGGATCACTAAACATGCAGAATATGTACGGCAACTCGCAATTGATTTTGGCATAAGCGAGCGAGTTAAAATCCTTGAACCAATTCATCAAGTTGGAAACGTGCTGAATGCGATTGATGTATTCGCAACGGTTCCATCGAGTGAAGGATTCGGGTTGTCAGTCGTTGAAGCAATGCACTTTGGTCTACCAGTCGTTTCAACCAATCTTGGGATTGTTAGCACATTGCATGAGGAACACGGGGAGTTCGGACCATCAATAGTCGACGTCGACGCTGATTCGAAGGCGATTGCAAACGCGATCCTCGCAGCGAAACCGTCGAGGATTAACCTCGAAGCATATACGGCAGATTCCATGGTCGCTCGATGGCGCGAGTACCTGCGGCCTAATCGGTAACGCAAACCCCGTATTCGGCCTCGTAACCGCTCCGGTCATCATGCACGGAATTTTGGGCGACCATCGACGCGAAACGATTCCACGGGCTATTTTGGCGATTTGGGGTCAGTCGGGCAGATTCGGTTGGATGGCAATTCCTAGCCGTAGAAAAACCATCCAAAAATGACCGGTTTCAGACGGTCAAAGTTCTCGCGTGAAAATCGCGTTTTATCAACGTTTTCATTGAGCAAACGTTGAATCCGAATCGACCCATTTTTCGCGATGAGCAGGGGGTTAGCTAAAACGGGACGAAATCGGCCCAAATCGGCCCAAATCGGAAAAAGATTCGTCGCGCATCTACGCAATCGAGCGGCTGAAGCGATCAATCGAAACAAATTTCAAAAGATTTTTCCCCAATGTTTTCATTGGGATTCATGCGATTTTGACGTATTCGATCCAGATTTTGTGGTGATTGGTGTTTACAAAAGACGAAACACCAGTCATATTGGTTTACGTTGTTGGTTGATTGATGGTTGAAACGAACGCAGCCCAAACGGGCAGGAGCAAACAAGATGAAAACGAAAACGATCCGAGCAGTCACCCCAATCATTCGCGA